TTGGCGACCCGGTTGAACTCAATGAGCGTTACGCCAAACTTCTCGGCAATTTCGCTGCCGGTGACCGGGCGGCCGCGCGTCTGAATCATCCATATAACGCGTTCGCGGAGGCCGGAGAATTGCCCGGTTCGCCCGGGCCTGCGATAGAATGGTGTGCGTTTCATGCTGCACGCTCTGTGATTTTCTGAATTTCAGATTCCAGATCTGCAATGAAGCTCTTAACCTCAGACTCGATTTCGCGCGCCAGCTCTTCATCGAAATGAATGCGCTTCTTGAAATAGGCGAGGTCAGGCGGCAGGCGATCATCGAAACTAACGAAATCACACCATTTCCGCCCGGTGCACATCATCTGCGCATGCATTTGCAGCATGTACTGGCGCTTTGGCTCGCCAGTTTTCAGCGTTTCAAGATGGGTCCAGGTGTTGGGGCATTTGATTTCGATAAGCCCGTCGTCGTTGACAAGTCCGTCCGGGCTGGCTGCAAATCCGGGTATGGTTGGGTGATCGATGAGTCCAACTTCAGTGATTGCCGCATCGAACTCATTCAGGGCGTACATTTCGCGCGCCACTGGCTCAAGTTCAGTGCCGCGCATCATTGCGGCATTCGAAAACCCTTCCTCCAGCTTCCCGGTCAGCCGTTGGCAAATCAGCTCGGCCATGTAGTTCTGGCGGCTGGTGGAGTAGCCCGACTTAGTCCGGGCCATGACATCAGCCAGGCGACTCGCGGTGACCTTGCCGCAGCGCGCAGCAAACCATTCAGGGGTGCGTTGCTCCATCATTCAGCCTCCGTCTCTGCGGCATTGACAGGTTCGGCGTTGTCGACAGCAAGACTCATGTCATACATGCGTCGCTTCTCAACTGCGCCGATCACCTGCTTCTCTTCAGCGCTCAGCGCCACCCAGAACTCCTGATACTTAACGGTTCCAAGGCGCGCGGCGGACTCACCTTTTGCGATCAGATCCGGGCGGCGGCTATCTGATTCATGGCCCGCATGAACCTCTGCCGTTGTTCCTTCAATTACTCGCTCTGCCTCGTCCTGGTCGAAGATGCCAGCGAAACCAAAGGCCAGGCGCGCGCATTGGATAAGCGTCTTGTGGCGAAGCATGCGGGTAGGGTGGGACTGCCATGGCTGAGTGTTGCGTTTACACTCTCCCATGTACTCGGTGACGATGGTCGGGTGCTTGCGGTCTTTGCGGTAAATCTTGCAGGTGCACGCGCCTTCTTCCTTGTCGTAAGAGAACTCCATGCCGTCAAACTGAGGATGCTCGTTGATAATGCGAGCCCATCCATCAACGCCGACGACCGGGACAATCCCGCCTTTATCTGGGAATGCGTAAATCTCTTTGGTCCATGGGTTCAGGCCGTACTGGTTGGCGACGATCAGCAGGGCAGTAAACTGCTCGTCGGTGACGTTACCGCCTTTGAACGCTGTGTTCTTCAGCGTATTCATCAGGTCCGTACCGGCATCCATGCCGAGGCGTGCGGCCAGTTTCCCGGCCATCGTGGAAAGTGCAGTACTCATCGTTAATCCCCTCAAAAATTAAAATGGGCAGCCGGTACGGTGTTCCCAGTCGTATTCCGCCTGGGCGTAAGCAACTGCCGAAATGAAATCGTTGTAGGCCTCGCCAGCTTTATCGCTGCGAAGTCCTTCGTATGGGCTGGAGTCAATCGGTAAGGAGAAGTGGAAGAGGCCGGACGGCTCTTTTGGCATCATGTCGATGATTTGCTGCGCCCTGTCGTCGATCCACTTCTCTTTCTCGTCGGTGAGTTGCTGCTCAACCCAGCGCCGATCTTCGATGCGGTCGTAAGTGAGGTATGCGTTCATGGTTGCCTCAATATTTGATGTGCGCGTGCTGCACTTTGCCGCCAGCGATCGCCAGCACTGCTTTCTGCGCGAATTCTTCTGGGATTCCCTGAGCAATCAGGTCTGCGTAGACACGACGGTTGACGGTGCGGCGGTGCTCTTTGTCTGCGGCGCGGCGCGCTGCTTCTTCAGCTTTGCGCTGCTCTTCTGCCAGACGGGCGGCTTCTGCCTCTTCCTGGCGGCGGCGCTCGGCGGCAACGGCTTCTTCTTTTTCGCGTTCCGCCCGCGCTTCTGCTTCCTGCTTCTCGCGTGCCGCACGCTGTTCCGCTTCAATGCGCTGGCGTTCCGCCAGTTCAGCGCGGGCTTTTTCTTCTGCTTCACGGCGCGCTGCGGCTTCAATCTCCGACTTGTGCTTCGCTTCGGCATCGCGGCGGGCCTGTTCTGCCGCTTCCTGCTTCAGTCGTTCGTCACGTTCACGCTGAGCCTGTTCCGCCTGGCGGCGCAGCTCTTCGCGGTCACGGTCAACATCCTTATTCATCAGCAGAGCCATTTCGTGGTCTGCTTCGAACTTGGCCGCCAGCTCCTGATCGAACTTGATGTTCATTTCCAGCGCTTCGGCGTGCAGCGCGTTCATAGCTTCTTCAGCCTTGATGCGTTCCTGCTCGGCTTCCCATTCGGTGAGTGGGCGCCGGGTGGCATCGCGCAGCTCGTCACATGCATCAACGAAACGCTTAATTTCGGCCTCAGCAGGTCGCACAGCCTCTTTCAGGCGCTTGAGGTACTCACGGCCCGGCTTTTCAATCGCCGTCTTGCTGCGGGACACCTGCGCCGCCAGAGAAGCGACACGGTCACGACCTTTCTTCGTGGACAGGTCCGGCACTTCGTTTACTGCCTGGCGGATTTGCTCGAGGTAAGCGTCAAGGCCGCCGGCTACGTAAAGCACTGGTGCCTGCTCCGGCTTGATTTCGATGACAGTTAAGTCCGTTACTTCGCTCATGGTTTCTCCTGAAATTTGGATGTGCAGATCCCGCCCGCATTGAGCCAGGCCGATCGGTTGAATAGGGTGGTTAGTGCTGAATTGGGTTGCCGTGACCGTCCAGAAGGACGTCAATCACGCAGTCACTGAGGCGGATGATTTCTGCGTCGGTGTGCAGGTACACCCATTTGCGCTCCTGAATGACTGCTGAGACGCGATAGGTTCGGCCTTCATGCATTGCCATCATGCCGGGCGTGACGCACTGGCGAATGAGCGGGGTGGTTCCGTAGTGGTGCATCATATCTTCACCTCAACCTGTTCCAGGAGGCCAGCGATATGCATCCGCCAGCGGTTAAGTACCAGCTTTTCACGCGGTGCCGATACCGACGTCAGCTGCCACTCGTTATCGTTGAGCTTTTTGGCGGTGTACTGCTTGCCGTTGTGGGTGACTGTCATGATGCCTCCAAGCCAATGGCATCAGAGATAATCTGGAATTTCTCAACTGAAACACCTTTCCCGTTACCAACTGGCTTTTCCATCCAGTCGAGCGACACTAGTCGGCCGTCGTCGATAACACCGATATTGAAATCATCACAACCTGCTACTTCAAATCCGTGAGAAATTGCCACTTCCCGCTTATCAAATATTTCCAAATCTGAGGAATAACCAATGCCGTAACCGTGGTCGTTTGACCAAGCGTGTTGCTGGATAACGATAAATTTTTGCATAATCACTCCGCCCGTAAGCTGGGCTGCTGAACGTTAAACAAGACTTCTGCGCTAATGGGCGGTGGATGGCCGCCGGTTGTCATAAATGGGCAGACTCGAAAATCTGCCTATGTATGGCCGATAAAAAACCCGCCGGAGCGGGTCTTCAGAAATAGTCTTTGTGGTCGTGCATCGCTCGCTCTAGGATTACCTTTGCATCTTCAAAGTTGGCGGATTCAAAAGCCTCTCTTACGGCCTTAGCCAGGCAAGTTGCATCGCTTTCATAGTCGTCAGCTCTGCTTTCCCAGTTTGATGCTTCTTCTTCAGCCTCATGAAGACGATCGCCATACTCGCACTCGATTTCCTGGCGCACTTCATCACGAAGCTTCTCCTTGATGATCTCGGAGGCTTCTTCAATCGGCATTGTTTCCAGGATCGTCTCTGGCTGATGAGTGCCGTATTTCAGTGAGATATCAGTAGCAAACATGCAACCTCCAAAAAAATGCCCGCGCGCTGGCGGGCCAAGAAGACTTTTCCAATCCAACCAGAACAGGATCATCGTCTCCTGTGCAGTTGAGATGGCAGTATTACCATCACCAAGCATCGGCGCCCGGTGCTTGAGGCTGGCTCTGTCGTTACCCGCTGATGCGGGAGAAATGCTTTGGTGGTGTGGTGGCTGGAGTCGAACCAGCTTCCATCGGTGCGCTGCCGATTGGGTTACGCGCGCCTTGCGGATTTCATCGCGAATTTTTTCCGCAAGCCTATTCCCTAGCTCGCCGTTGAGCTTCACCACACCCCAAAACATTCCACGGTGTGCCCCGGCATAATCCGGGGCTGAATGTTGGTTTTCAGTCGTCACTGTTACCTGTTACATAATTCCTCCGATGCGGTGTGCCGCGTCGAAAAGGGTGGCAGCGGCTAGCCAGGAACTTTCGAAATGCTTTGGTGATTGGATGGCCGGCGCTGATCTCCGGCATGTAGATTCGGTTCTGCCGATAAATCCCACACTACTTCCGCTTCGTTGCGCATCAGCCTGCGCATTCATCCAATCCCAAAACATTCCAGTTATTGCCGGGGTATTTATCCGCGCCCGGCGCGCGCTTTCCCGCTATTCCCCAACAGCAAGAAATCGCTTACTCTTTAATCTCCCCAACAGTAGAAAGGATATATTCATGCAAACCATGCGGACCGTGTGCCCTGACTGCGGAAGTGAGATGTTCAACCAGCCCGATGATTTTGACTTTGAGACAAATTTCACCGGCGTCAGTTGTGCTGACTGTGGTCGAGAAATCACTAAGGACGATGTTGTCAATCAGGCCACGGACACGGTCAAAAAACATCTCGACGACATGCTCAGGAATTCCCTCAAAGGAACTGGCTGGAAGTTCAAGTAACTTTAAAAGCTCCCCGGTCTGAGTAAGCACCTCGCTGGCGTCTACGTTAAGCAGTAGTGGCGCCGTTTTTTTATCTG